TAGCCGCATTGCAGACCGAGCGAGCCGATAAGTTGTTGCCGTATATAGAAAATGCTCACGACCTTAACTTATCCGGCATGGAAAATGATGTTTGGTTAGCCTACTATAACACCAAGAAAAAAGAACACAATGACATGCTAGAGGCAGAGCGAGTGGCGGAAGCCGAGAGGGTAGCCAAAGAAAAGGCCGAAGCCCAAGAACAAAAGCGTATCAGGGAAGAAAACGAACGATTGAAAAAAGAGGCAGAAGAAAAAGACCACGTAGCCAAGATTGAAGAGGCTGAAAGGGTTAAGGCTGATGCTGCTAAATGTAAGATACGTGAAGAAAAAGAACGCAAGGTGCATGAGGCCAATGAAGCCGCATTAAAGATAGCGCGTGAAGCCAGAGAGAAAGTAGAAGCTGAGTTAAAAGCTAAAGAGGAAGCTGAACGCAAGGCAAGGGTAGCTGAGGCCGAGAGGGTCCAGACTGAGCTGAATAAGGGCGATGCTGCCAAAGTAAAAGACCTAATCTCCGACCTGAAGGTTCTGCAAACTAAATACGTCTTTGAATCTGCCCAAAATAAAGAGGTGTATGCCAGTATAGGAATACATCTCCAACATTCGATTGACCTTATCAATGGATAATGTATGCAAGAATAGAGATAACAGTGGAGAAGTTATGAATGAGCAAGTTATATGGCCGACTGTGGTTGTTGAGGAGAGCATCATCCCCTTTGTAACGTGGTTTAAGTTGCGAAAAGAAAGAAAGGAGCTTCATGCGTTGTGTTTGATATATGAGAGCCAAGGATATGTATTTGGAGAAATAATGGAAACATTATGGAAAGAGCTGGTGTTTCGTAATTGTTTTAGATCGAAAAGAAAGATTAAGCACATTTACGTAGAGGGCAAAAGATGAGTAACCCAAAGCGCGAGCGACGAACAAAGATTCTACAATCTAACTGGGATGTGATAGGTGAAGACATCCGCGAGAAGTTGCTTAATGCAAAAAAGCGTAAGAAACTTCCATCCGGTACAATCTACCCCGATGTGATGGATGTAGTGAACGACGACCCTTGGGTTTATATCTTACCAGGTATCTCAGACGGCGTATTCCTTGAGAAGCTGATTGATAAGACATCGGACGACGAGGTAATCATCCTACTGGAGAAGTCCCCGTCTATTCTGAAATACGCACTGGGACGGATAGATATATCAATGGCCATCTTAATGAATAAGATCATCCTGATTGATACGGAGAAGCCAAGTGAGATAGTTATCCGGTTGCAGTTGAGTGTGGATAGATTGAGTCGTGGTGTTAAGATAGTCAAACCTGTATGGAACTATGACAATGCGTTCTGGTCTGCTGCTGCCCGCGTTGTCATGGACTATGCAGATGCACAGAAGACTCTCATGCTCACCCAGATGACCAATAGCAAGGTAACAGCGGATAATATCTTGGGTAACAGCTACTTCTACCTCCATAACCCAACGATTGAGAATCTAAAAGATTGCGTAAAAGAAAAGAGTGCCACGCTTGTCACGGTGGCGGCAGGCCCAAGTGTTGACGATGTTCTGCCCGGACTGAATCAACTCAGCGAGTTGCCGCCATTCGTGACATGCTTAACTATGTTGAAGCCGCTACTAGCTCATGGTATTAAGCCCGCATACGTTACTGCACTGGATTACCATGAAATATCAGGACGGTTTCTCGATGATGTAACGCTGGAGCAGTGTGAAGGTACGGTATTCCTGATGGACCCGAAGGTTAATCCAGTGGTCATTAAGAATATCCAGAAGATGGGTGGTAAGTTGTGCTTCTTCTCTGATGGATGGCTCAATGAGTTGTGCGGGCTAAAGAGAGATGATTATATCGGTGGCTGTTCTACGGTAGCACACCTGAGCTTCCAGGTTGCTGCGTGGCTGGGTGCAGAGAAGATCATTATGATTGGTAACGACCTATCGTTCCCAGATGAGAAGTATTACGCTGAGGCTGTATATGAGCATCACAAGTGGAAAGAACCGTCAAGGCTAATGACATCACCACAACATCGGATGCTGAGAGTGTGTAAGAATAAAGAGGGTGACCCTGTGTATTCTGATGAGCAGATGGTGAGTTACCTGAAGCAGTTCGAAATGATGTGGAGAAACTTCGATGGTACTGTCGTCGATTGTTCCCATCCCAAGAGTGTTAAGAAGGCCCACTGTGAAGAGATGGATTTGGATAAAGCTATTGAGACATACCGCAACAGTGGAGAGCTATCGTTCCCGGACTTAGTGGAACAGAAGATGGACATGAATGATGTATTTGAGCATATAGATAAATATCTGGGTGAATTGGATAGATTCATCATATCTCATAAGAAGATTTTGAACGCTTACACAATGCTGGAAGGGAAGTTTGAGGATGAGGTCTTATGGAATAAAGCCAGGGCAATCATTATTAAGGAGAAGAAGACGCTGGACGAGCTTATGCACCTTGCTCCCCGTATTGAGAGCTTTTCTGGTATCGCAGAGTTTATCAAGCGGTGGGAAGATACTATATGCAAGCGACATGAAGATAAATGGGATAAGCATAAGATTAAGGAACATCGATTCAGTCGTGACTTGCGATATATATCAAACATCCAGAACTCAGCGGAGAAGATGTATGAGATAATCAGTGAAATGCGTGACGGCCTAAAGAATAAAACTTTGTAAGGAGATAGATATGAAACCACAATACAAAACAAGAGAAGCGTTGATCGGGGCATTGGAAAGACAAGAGAAGAAGCACTCTGACTTGATTAAGTCACACAAGAAGCATGAAGAGACAGTGGGTAAATTACAGACAGAGCTTGCCGCTACTCAAGAGGTCGCTGTAGCTGCACGTAAGGCATTAGCTACAACCGAGAGGTTACTAATCGAGATGGGCGACCTGAAGATAGCCGCTGCCCGAACCCGTATCCAGGAGATAATTAAAAGAGGTCTAATGGATGGTAAAAATATCAAACACTTTTGTGGAGATTAAGAAGATGGACCGTTTGAAATATTTCAAACAGAGTAAGCTTTGCGGTAAGAATATAGGCCATCATATTGATAAACACCTCAAGCAAGCAGGACTCATAAAAGACGGAGTACTGGATGTGGATCAATTGCGACAAATGGTATTGACCGGGAAGGTATGGTCGATAAGAGGGATAGGTGAAACTTCTATTATGTCTATATGCGACTGGCTTGAAGAGCAAGACAAGAAAGATGAGGCTAAAAATGACCTGTAAAGACATAACACTAATAAACCCTCCTGTGAGATTGCAAGATAAACCGCGTAACTTTCCACATGGACTGGGAAGCATAGCTGCTGTATTAATAGACGCTCATATAGATGTTGGTGTGATAGATGCTAACGCTCTGCGTATGCCTGATGATATGGTGATTGAAGAACTAAAGAAGCAGTCACCGAAGTATATCGGTATCGGTGGTATGGTAACTACGTACACATGGCAGAAGAGAATGGTCCCGCTGATTAAGAATGCACTGCCTGATGCTAAGATTGTACTGGGTGGCGGACTTGCTACTGCGTGTACAAAGATCGTGGAGAGGAATATACCGCATGACTTTCTAATTACTGGTGAAGGTGAAGATAAGATTCTTCGGGAAGTGTTTGGGATAGATATATCACCCCCAGAGGAATTCAACTTTGACCATCCTGCATACACACCATACTATCTATTTCCGATGAAGGTGTACTTGTCTAATCCCGTTGTTGGTTTTGGCAGGGATATGGATATGATAACGTCCAAAGGATGTCCTTACGATTGCAGGTTTTGCTATAGACTGAGTGGGACTAAGTGGGTGAGTAAATCTGCATCTACTGTGGGATGCGAGATTTCCCGCCTTAGAAAAAACTATCTAATAGACTTTGTTTCCTTTCAGGACGACTGCTTTGTTATAAACAAGCAAAGGGTCTATGATATATGTTCGATAATAAGAGTGCATTTTTCTGACCTCAAATGGTCATGCACTGGCCGGGTGGGTATCTGCGACCTCGATATGCTCAAAGAGATGAAAGCATCGGGATGTGTATCAGTGAGCTATGGCATTGAGTCAGGTAGTAATAAGATGCTCAAGTTAATGGGCAAGAAACAGACAGCAGCACAGGCTGCACAAGCCATCAAGGACACAAGAGAGGCAGGTATGCTATGCCCGACCTCGTTCATCTTCGGATACCCAGGTGAGAATCCAGACACTCTAATGGAGACTCAAAACTTCTGCATAGATAATCAGATACCACTGACCTCACTGATGTATGCGACACCATATCCGGGTACACAACTATACGAACAGGTACTTGGTCTTATTAGGGCAGCGTTCGTAAGCGAAGAAGCGTATCTTGGCGCATTGTGTGATAGCGGGGATTGCAACAATTTTTTAATAAACCTTGCGTGGCCAACTAATGTTCCTAGTTTAGACCAATGGTGTGTTAATGACGCGATAATACAGACGCATGACGGCATGATTCAAACAGTCAATAAGAAGGTTAAGCCATATATGACTCAAGAACAGATAGCTGAATTGTACGGCCCCAACTTCAAGGGGTTCAGTGATAAAGATAAGGAACACCGCAGACAGCATGGATTTAATTTGGGAGATTAAGAACATGGATACAGTAGTAATAATACCAGCAAGAGCAGGTAGCAAGGGGCTGGAGAATAAGAATATGATGAAGATTGGTGGCTTATCACTAGTTGCCCATACCGTGTTGTATGGGTCACGAACTGGATGCGATGTGGCATTAACAACGAATATTACATTATGGGCTAAATATGATAACTCAATCGCAACATATGGACTGAAAACTATAGCCAGACCCGAATGTCTATGCCAAGACGATACCTCAATTGACATGGTGTTGAGACATGCCGTAGAAAGGCTCAAGCCCGACTCATACGAATATGTGGCCCTACTGTACCCGAATGTAGTACGCAAGCCGGGCATACTCAAGGCGTGTATTGATAAGATCAAAGAGACTGGTTGTGATTCAGTCCAGACTGTTACAGAGGTATCTGAGCAGCATCCATTCTTCATGCACACTAAGAACAAGGACGACCAGATTCACAAGCTAATCTATAACCAGGTATATCGCAGGCAGGAACTACCTAAGTACTACTACGTAGATGGAGCAGCAGCAGTAGTTAAGACAGAGGTGTTGATGGAAGCAAACACAAGCGACGACCCGCACGCCTTCTGGGGCACAGATCGCCGTTGTGTTGTCCAGCAGCAGGGCGATTCAATTAACATAGACACCCAGCACGACTACGAGATGGCTGTAGATTATATGGCCCGACTCACCTCTGGTAAATGACCAAGCATACGTAAGGCTCGATAGACTGTGGATATGCTGATGCTCTGGGTCTTAGCTATGGTCGGAGCCTTCATACCATTCATGGCCAGACTATTGATAGCCTTAACATGGGCATCGGTCAGCTTAGTCCTCCGGCCCTTACGAGAGCCGCCCCACTTCTTACCAGTCCACTCATGCTGGCATGTCTTGCACTTATAATGGAACTCTTTAGGATGCTTCTGCCTGGGGTCGGGGGTAGGCTTACACTTAGCCTTACACTCTGGGCAGTTAGATCGCCGGGCAGCAGAGATACCGGCCCGAATCCTCTCGGCCCTCATATCAGCCTCATATTGAGCGAATGAGGCCATAATGTTAGTTATCAGCTCGCCCAGCTCTGTTGAGTTATCTATGCCCTCAGATACGGATATGATGTTGACCTGGTTATCCTTGCACAACTGGAAGAACTTGCAAGCCTCAATCATTGACCTGCCCAACCGATCAACACGCCAGACCACCACACGCTCTATATTGCCTCCTGAGACTAATCGTTCTAAATCGTAGTATTGTGGCCTACCTGTACGCGAACGCCCGGAGGCGGTATCCTCAAGCCAAATCTGGTCTTCTGGGTGTATATGTGATAGCTCTAACCAACGTTCTATGTCTGGTCGCTGACTGGCTGTACTCTGATGGCCCGTACTAACCCGCATGTATATTGCTGTTTTATTCAATTTCCACCCCCAGTACCGAATCATGGATGAACTCGGCAGCTTCGTAGAAAGCATTGATATTGGCAATCTTTGCCTCTGCTGTCATCCCGTCCCGACTTATAATTCGCTCGATCTCAGTAGTTATCGCGCCCATAATCATAAGCCAGACTTTAGTATCCAGTTGGATACAATGCTTGACCAGGAGTGAGTCCGGTTCATGCTCAATCATATTAAGCACGACTTCACCTATTGCACGCCGTACTTCTTTTGCTTTTGTTCTCATATGTTCCATTGTAATTGCTCCTTATAGTTTGCCATTGGCTTTACAGTCTCTTTTTTTACCGTCTGAGACTTCCCATAGTATATTGTGAGAGGTTCTGTCATTGTAGTCACTAGGCAGCCAGCCAGCTTTTTGCATTATCTCAATAGCTGTCTGGCGATAATGCTCATCGTATCCATAGGTCAACTCGTGGGCTACCTCTGCGCCGTCTGAGTGTCTAGTACACCTTACAGAGTGATAGGTATTACCCCAATACTTGTCAAACCATCGGCACGCCTTTACTGAGAATTGTTTTTCCATTGTCTTAATCCTTTCATTAGTGGTTATTCGTTACAAAAACCCCTTGCCGGATTCGATCCCGGTTACGATCCAAGGGGTAGGCTATCACCTCTTTTCTTTGTGTAATTGATAAACTATTCCAGCTATAAAGATTGTGCCCCAAATGCCATAGGCTAGGATGTAGGCTAGGATTTTCATGTTATAGCCCCGCCATAACTAGAGATAAGGCAGATTCAAAGACATCGCCGGGCAAGCGGTTCTTTTTATCGCCACTGTCTATGGCGTTTAGGTGTTTCTCGGTTGTCGGTCCCCAATCATTCTCTCGAATAACTAACAAGCCATTTTGACGGAACGCCACCGGCGTTTTATAGCTGTAATACACGTCAACTCCAGCCATACTAAACTTCAAAGCCCGGATATTGCCTAATTCATCACTATAATTCCCGTAACCTTCAAAACTTGGTAAATTCATTGTTTTTCCCTTTAGGTAAGATGTTAAATAATATGTCCATACATTAAGTCTATAGTGTTATATATTTTCAAAGACTTACAGTCTTTTAGCCGTCTGATATATAATAACGTAGCCCCACGATCTTTGAAGTGGTCCGCTATTTCGCAAGCTTTCCATAATTTAACCGCTTTACTTCGCTTCCCGTTCCATACTATGCAATAGGATTCCATGTTTTTAGTCCCCAATCTGTGTTTCGCTATACCAATAGCAATAGCCTACAATGGCCACCGCTGCGATTGTTGTTAGGATGTTAGAGAGCATTGATTAAACCTTACTACACAAAAACAGCGTTCTTGAAGTTATCATCGGCCTGCAAAATACAGCGGATACTGGCAGCACCTGTAAAATGAGGGTTGACCGGCCAACGTATAGCAAAACCCTTTTTAGGCATCGGGCTGACTTCCAGTGTTTTCTCGTCCGGCATCACAACGCGGTATCTATTCCCGCCCAGTTCTTCAATTGCCAAATTAAAGTCTATTTGTTCAGTGTTTTCGATGCGTTCCATTGTAATTTCCTTTCGATTAGTGGTTGCTCTGTTCAATCAATACTACCCAAAAACAACTGTCAATATGACAACTAGCATAATCCCATATCTGTTTGCGCCAGTTGTAGTCGTTGTCATCATAACAATAAATCATAATATATGTCCCTTCGTTTGAGCAAATAACCTTGTTTCCACTAACAGTATAACCCGTATCGGCCAAGAAGCAAACGATACTTGAAAAGATAATTATCTCATCTATTAATAAACAGAGATAACCGTATCTATATCAATCAATTACATCTATTTGATAAATCTTCATTTAATTCAATAATCTTGAGATAACAATAGAATGCAGCTAATCAGTCTTATCTATTACAATATGTAAAATGGTATGCTATTTGCTCTTAATATTATATTATCTTATATTCTCTTAAGAGTAAGAAGGTATATACGTTCTATACTGTATTGTCTGAGATATAGTTTTATTCTATTCAATCTGATCAGAGTTATTTATTAAGTGAGTGAGTGAGTGAGTGAGTGAGTGACACACATTGACACATAGTGTTCCATGTTAAGATGACACACTCGATAGGTATAAGACTATAGGCCTACTACTTTAGGGGTACAACGATATAAGTATATGTCTTGATGGATAGGTAAAGAGTGATAGTTACTACTTGACCAGAGGCAGTAGATCGGGACGAGTAACAGCAATCAATGGGCTATAGCTGGCAAGCAATCAATGTATTGTCATATCAACTATCCAGGAATATCGTTCATAAGTCTATTGTTTAGCAGGGTTCTGGTAGTGTTGTTGGTGTTCTGGTGGTCTATAGTTGAAAGAACGTGTTCTAATCGCACCCAGGAACCATTCTCGCACCCGTGAACCAACAACGCAGGCGTTCTAATCGCACCCCCGTGCCCCTGCGTTTTTTGTTCGTGCCCCCCGGTGCAATCCCCCCTCCCCCCCTGCCGCATATACGTGTTACTTAGCCTCTAATTTCTCTATTAGAAAAGCGGACTATCTTTTCGGTCCGGTTTGGATATATAAGTCTAGTTTTATAGGCGAGTTATGAAAAGCGGACTTTTTGTACACTCCGGTTTGTTTTATTTTTTTAATAATAAATTTGCAATATGGGATGTGTGTAGTATATTTAATTAACAGCGTGGGCTTGTGTGCATTTTACAGTCTACATGAGTTCGCGCTTTTTTTAGAAAGATGTAAGATGCAGGTTCTAATCAAAAAAGAGTTAATCCTTGAGAATTGTTACATACTGGGTGGATTCTCTAAAAATTCTATGTTCAACCCCTCGGAAGAAACCAGCGGTACGAGTTCCATTTATCTGGAAGCTGGCCTAACTCATGACTAACTACGGCTATACTGGGGCAATGCGAACAGAAGTATTTTACTTAGTCTTTGATTTACAATTGAGCCAGTTGATTAATATACCTCATTAGTATAATATGAGATAGAACTCGGTGTAGATATGGGTATTGAATTAAAGTATTGAATTAAAGAGGTGTTAATATTATGGAAAGCGAGAAGCTGCAATTAACGAGAGATATGGCTCATGGTATGGAGTTAGCTGCTGAGATAATGCACGATATGATGAAGGATTCTGACAGTAGGGCTTTGAGTCAAAAGGTTGACGGTAGGATGACGATAGGGATATGTCGGCATGATATTGCGGTGATATTTGCGGCCTTATTGATGTATTGTATGGCTATGATAGAGGAGGTTGATGGTGACTGGAGTGGTCCTATTAAAAACGTGTTATCTTTGGCAGATAAGTTTTTAGACGGTTTGCCTTCTGATTATATTGAGAGGCATGGTATATTGAGTTATGACAAATGAAGAGATGTTGGATTATTAAATTCACTTTAGTACTTATTTTGAAAGGGAAGTTATTATGGGAACAGAAGTTAAGAAGAGTGCCTTTGAGTATGTGATACACGATGGAGAGAAGATTTTGGAGCGTGATGCGGTAATGGCTGTAAGTCGAGAGCAGGCATTGGTGCTTATCGGTTCTCGAACTAAGCCTGACATTGACGCTGCTGGTGTTGAGGTATTACTACGTCCCTTTTGTCGAGAGTTCAAGTGACCAGTTGACCCGCATTATGAACGGTATCATGGCCCTCCCGGAGAATAAGAAGGCTATCAGTGACGCGGTATTTGGGAACTTAGCTGGGGTGGACCATTTTACTAAGGTTGGCTATTCATCCAAGACCGCTACCCATCCCTGGTGGAATTCATGGGGGCATGAAGCTGGCTCTGCGAGGCTAACATCTTTCATAGCCGGCAAGTTAGAATCTGAGATGGTGGATATGTTTGACAGTTGTGAGTCAACGGACCATCCTTCTGATGGCGACCTAATCTCCCTAACCCCGAAAGAGTTGCAGAGGTCTTTGGACTGGGATAAGGCTCATGCTCCGGGCGATAGAATTAAGACTACCTTTGGCGCTTATAGGTATGTGCAGTTTGGTGGGGGTAGTATTGGCTCTGGCGAAGTTCTGGGCCCGGTCAAAGAAACTACTATCCGTAAGATCAATAACTTCTTTCCTGACAGCATGTTGGATGGATATGAAGAGGGTGGCCTCCCGATGGGACCGCAATTGACCCCTGACGAGCAGTATGTGATATATCGCAGGTGTGCGTATGAGATTGAGGGTCGAAAGCGCGGTCTGCTATCTGACTGGAGGCTCGCAGAGGTCAAGCGTAAGATTATAACAGCATGTGGCTTTCAGGTTACTTTACAGCATAGGCTATGCGGGCTTGTTGTATTCAATATCTAACATGAGTTAAATTTTTTATTCACAGTAATTTAGAGAAGATTATGGCAGGGCTTAGGTCTTGCCATTTTTTTATACACGGTCGGTCATATCTGTAAGTTTATACCTGTAAGATGTTTATACATATCTGGTTAGTCAACCATGTTTAGTTATCACCGCGCGCTATATGTCAGAGGGGGTAGCGCGCGGTGATTTCTGGGTAATTTAATTATTTTGGTTAATTTGACAAGATGGGAAAAATAGGCAATGTTAATATAGCTAATATGTTAATATAGGATATTTACACTACTTTGAAGGATGAGGCATGACCACACATGGCACAACCAACAAACGGAAGTTTCAGGCTTACAGCGTTGACAATAGCAGTTTTAATATCAGTTGTAGGGATGGCCGTTGCCTGGGGGACGCTTAATACAACCGTCGAAGAACATATTAAGTACGACGAGCGGTGTACCACTGATGCCCATAAGCATATATATGCGGAGGTGGCAAAGAAGGTGGATGTGAAGCAATATCAAGAGTGTATGAAGGGATTTGAGAAGGATATGAGGCTGGTTCGGGAACAGATAGGCCGGATGGATGAGAAGCTGGACAAAGTATTATTGAGGGTGAAATAAAGATGAGTCGCTATCCGCGAAACAGTCCAAAGATTGATAACCAGGCTACTAAAGGGTTGCTGGGTAAGCAATGGTTAAATGTGCAACAGACAACGCAACAGCAAGTTTCTTTATTGGCGTACATGAATATGAAGGATAATAAATTATGAGCGTAAGAGGCAGATATAGAAAAGATAGTTACAAGGGTATTGGAATATCGGTAGCGGCATCTGACGCTGACAATGATACCAAGCAATATGCGGATTACGTTTGTAACGGTACAAACGATGATGTGACAATCGAGTTGGCCCTTACTGAACTTGTGGCTGCTGGCGGAGGGACGTTGAACTTGTCAGCGGGGACGTTTTCTTTAGGTGCGGGTGAAATTAATTTAACCGAACTTCATGATGGTATCCATATTCGTGGTGCTGGTATGGGAAACTTTACATCAGCCAACTACAAAGGAACGACTATCAAGACAGATGCCCGTGGAGCCAACCTGGATATATTTGACATCAATGCTGGTGGAACCTTAGATAATGTATCTATTTCTGATATGACATTGCGATTAAATTCATCAGCCAGTGCTTTTGCTATTAGAGTAGCCGCTGCTGGTAACTGTCGGAATATACATTTGGAGCGATTAGAAATCGTAGCGGCATCTAATACCGCAGGTGGTATCGCAATTGCTTCTAGTGCCATTGATGGAATCTATATCACTGACTGTCGAATTTTTTCTCAATACACAACCTGTTATGGGATTTTCGTTAGTGCCGCCGCATCTAATATCTGGATAAGAGGTTGTTATTTAGATTTGTCTTCGGCTTCTTCATACAATGCCATTGCCATGTATAAGGATTGTTATAATTATCATATATTAGGAAATCATATTGAACATAGTGGTCATTCAGGTATAGCTCTCAGTGGTTCTTACAATGGTATAGTGTCTGGTAATTTCGTTAATGCTTCTGAACACGCATCGCAAACAGAGGCAGGAATTGAGGTTGAGTTCAAAGGTCATACTACAGCACCTCATAGTGTATATCCATCCCATGATATAGTAATTGATGGCAACATTGTAACCGCTAAAGCATCTCCGGGTGGTACTCAGCATGGTATCATGGTCAGAGTTGACGAAACTGATGTGGCTGCTATAGGGACAGCCCTGCCATACGATATCACTATTTCAGACAATAGAGTCCATGGTGTTAAATCAACTGGCATATCATTATCAAATTGCGTAAAAATCAATCTAACAGGTAATCAAATAACAGATTGTAATTACGGTGTGACTATCGCATCTACAGCAATTGATGTATTAGCGACTAATAACCAGGTACTTGGTAATACGACTGAAGATTGGGATGATAATACTAACAATAAATGTTTCGTGCAGGCTAGTGGTAACGTTTCGACTATAGGTGCTGAATTAGTTACTAATGGCGATTTTGCTGCATGGACAACTACTGACCCTGATGACTGGAATGCTACTCAACCAGATGGCAATGAGATATATGAAACAGACCGTGATGGTACGGCCGGGACAGGGGCTTGTACGATTCACGAACTCGGTGCAGGTAATTGTCTTATTGCCCAAGCAGTAGCAGTTAGTGATGATTCTGTTTACAGGTTGTCAGTTGAATTAACAGCCGTAACTGCGGGTGGTGTTAATGCTTCTTGGGCTAACATTGATATTGGCGCAGGAGTTAGCACAGCGGTATTGTTGCAGCAGGGAACGAATGTTTTAACTTGCATTCCAACACTTGCATTAACAACAAGTAATCTATCGTTTAGTCGTTCAGCCGGCGGTGCTCAATGTACTATTGACAATGTTTCTGTACGTAAGATACTGGCGGAGACTAAAACAACTACAGCTACGAACGATGAAACAATTACTACAGGCTCACCAGCTTTATCAGTTAGTGGTAATAGTACATTAGACTCTAATGGGGGTGCGATAACTGCCACGCTAGGTAGCGCCAAGAATATTGGTGACGAGAAGCTCATTGTTATGACAGAAGCTTCTAATAGTTCAACGGTTACAATCGCCTTGCATGAAACAGAGGCTGACGAAGTACTTACATTTGATGCAGTAGATGAATACGCTCTACTTCGTTGGACTGGTACTGAATGGGTAACAATAAATATGACAGCTACGGCGGTATAAAGAGGAATTATGGCAAATAAAGATGATACAGACATTACTTTAGATAATATAAGTTTTAAGAAGGTATCATAAGGAACTTAATGCCAAGAACAAAACTACAACCTGAAGAAGACTTGCACGAAACGATATTAGCGTTGGCTTATAACGGTTCAGAGGCAAGGGCTATAGCTACAAAGGCAGATGTTCCATTAAAAGCAATTGAGTTCTTCATGCCGTTACTGCGTGAACTCGCACAGTTAAAAAAGAATCCCGATAAAGAGACAGTAAGAAATAAGATTGTTATGAATGCAGTCGGCTGGATAATGAGTGACGACCCAGCGGTTCAACTGAGAGGTCAGAACCACCTGATGAAACTATGGCCGAATCAGTATGCAGATATATTCAAAGCATTACTACACTCCGACCAAAAACAAACAGTACTTGTTGAGTCACGGATTGTAGATGTTGTACCGGAAGGCGATCAGGCTAAAGTACTGGAAGAAATAAAAGCAGCGGAGGTTAAAGAAGATGATTAACTCCGTTCCCGATAACTACACAGAAGCACATCGACAGATAGACCTGATTAACAGTGAGAAGTCATTGTATTATTTCGGTAAGCATATTCTTGGCTATGAAGACGCAGAACCTCAACCTCACTTAGAGTTGTGCAATTTCATACAGAACGGTGGCGACAGAAAACTTCTAGTTGGTACACGCGGCATATACAAGACCTGTTTTGGAACGGTAGCCTACGCTATACAGAGAGTTATTAAGAATCCTAATATACGGATACTTATAGTCCAGAACACAGAAGACAATGCACAGAAAACATTGGGTGAGATTAAAGATCACTTTGATAGAAATCAAAAGCTACGAAGAATGGTTCCGAGTATCATTCCTACGAATACGCACAAGGTCGCATGGAGTAAATCGTCAATAGAGGTCAACCGAGACAGGGTTTATCGAGAACCAACTATCATGGCCGCTGGTGTCAATACAGATTTAGCTTCATTGCATTTTGATTTAATATTAGGTGACGATGTAGTAGCCGCTAAGAAAGATGATATGAAAGAGGGCGGCATGATTATTCTCCGTCCAGAGGAAGTGGAAAAGGCAATCGGATGGTACAAGATTACTGCACAGGGTTTATCGGTCAATAGAAAGGGAAAGAAAACCGAAGTACAGTTCATTGTAAACCGATGGGGACCGAAGGACTTTGCTGAACACATCATGTCTAACCATCTCAAAACGGAAGAAAATCCATATGGTTTCTCCTTTTTGCAGATGGCTGCACATAAAGATGACGGTGAACTTCTATGGCCTTCCGTAATGACAGAAGAGTACCTTGCCCAAGCAAGGCAGGCGATGGGCGACTTCATGTATTTCACCCAGATGGAATGTCGTCCGTACAATCCAGCCGATAGAGGATTCCCGCCAGAGCTTAATGTATTCTGGCAAGGGAAAGAGCCTCCGCAGTTAGATAAGAAAAGCCAGGTTAATCATTATAGAATCTATGCACTCATGGATATGGCAGACGTTTCAACAGCATCAAGCTGCTACACTTCGTTTGTCGTTTTGTGGGTTGACCAGGATAATCATATCTGGTTGGGCGAAGCTATACGGCAGAGGTTAGATACTGTTGGTAAGATCGCATTGATTCACAGCATGGTAAGAAAATATAAACTCACAAAGGTTCACATCGAGGAAAATCTATATAAAGAAACATTGAGATTCGTTTTGCGCAATGCGATGGTGCGGGAGAATGTATTCTACCGAATCGAGCCGCTAAAACCTAAAAATAGAAATAAAGATGCTCGTATTCTTAGGCTACAGCCCCACCATCAGCAAGGCGCATTCCATC